AGTGTGTACAACTAAGCGATGAGTCCTCCGATTACACTAGCAACTCGCGGCCCGTTTTCCCACACAGCGGTCGCGAACGACCCAGTCAATGCCTCGCCAATTGCGTCAGTGGTGCTGTTCGCATAGTCAAGCAACGTCCGAAAGGTTGATTTCTCGGGCGCATGCAAGGCCTTTTGCGAAGCAACTTGATTGACGGCGGGGACACCGATGTAGTCGGCCGCGCCCTGCTTCGAGGGGCGCGCACGCGAACCGACGGCTTCAACGTGGACTATGGTCTCAACGCTGATAACCGAGTCGGCTGCAGCAACAAAAGCCATGCCAAGCGACGAACGCGAGCCCGATCCACCTCCCGAAGAAGGCGACGAGTCGTACTCAAAGTCGGCGGGCGTCGTGGGGTACCACGACGCCTGATGCCAACCACGACCCATATCGATCGGCTCGACGTTCGGCCAACGCATGACTCCGTCGACAGTCTCACCCCACAGCTCGCTCGCGTCGGGCGACATGATGGCACACGCAGTACCACCCATGTTGAGCTGCGTACCCGAATAACGGATACGGAGCCCGGCTCCAACGACGCGAAACTCGAGAGCTGCATCGGCAAACTCAGAGTCGGCGTATGGCCCAAGCGCAATGCTAGACGTGGTTGTCCAACCCGCTCCCGTCGAAAACGAAAACTCCGTCGTGATGTCACCGATGTTGGTCCACATAAATGGAACATCGTTAGTAACACCCTTGGCGGGGTTGAGAAAAATCCCAACGTATTGACCGGCGGTGCAAGTGATCGTGTTGCGGCACGTCGTGAAATAACGCTCAGTGGGCAGTGCAGGGGGTAAGCCGCTGCACGCACCACGGGCGCAGTGTTCAAATGGCGTGGCACGCACGGCGATCAATTTCGCCGCACAGTCCGACAGTTGAGCGCGAGGTTTGGCCACGCTGCGTGACACCGCGGGAACCGCCCCGCGACCTTGGTCGCGAGTTGCTTTGCGGTTGGCGGTGCCGATTTTGCGCTTGAGCCAGGCGTCGGCTGCTGCTTTTCCTTGGGAATGTAAAACATTGTCGTATTTGCCTTGGTATTCTTGCGGTACTTTCATAGCGTTTGTACTCACCCGGCGACCGGGGGGAACCCAACTCCCCGGCCGAAATCGTGACTATTATATCCCCGTCACGATATTTGATTTCCCAACCTCCACCCTCTCCGCTTGCCTTTACGCCAAGTCAACCTCCATCATCTTCTTTACAGACGACGAATTGAGGATGTATGGCGCACCGCGTATGGCAAGCAGAGCATTTTTGAAATCTAACTCATCTTTCTGTGAAAGTCCATAACGTGCGTAAAATGCGCTCCACGTATCATCGGAAGGCGCCGACGGCGTTACGCCGGGGCCTACGAGCCACCTCTTTGAGGGTTGTTCCATTCTGTATTCAAGCGGCACCAGTTGGCTGACAACGTCAACGTAGGCACGTAAGAAGGGTATGAACGAGAAATCGCGGTATGAATTGAGTACTCCCGCATAATCACGCCACATCCGATGTACCGGCACGTTGCGTATGCTCCAACCAATTTTAGCTAGCTGGCGACCGGGCAACGGGGCCCAGTAATACTTCCCATCCACCGGCAGAAAGAAACCGGAGAGAAAGGTGACTTCACTGCTATCACGAGTGATTTTGACAGTGATTTCGTATCCCAGCTTGAACATTAATTCAGTCAAGGCCTGCTCTATGGCAGGAATGCGATGACCCGATGCGAGCAGCGAGCGAACATGATCACTAGCCACCTTAGCCAGGAAATCAGTCTGCACGCTATTGCCCTTTGTTGTGTCGGGATCACCGCTTCGTGTGCGCCATGGGTGTTTCCATGACACACCGAATCCACGAGCGCGAGCGAGTGTCAGCGCTGACGCATTTTCAGCGTGGCGCTCGACGTCGTGGGGTATGTCGCCAAAGACCATATGGTACAACAACCATTTGAGCTTAACAAACTCAGAATGCATATGGGCGTCATGACGAGAGCCGTCGATTTCAATAAAGAAGAGCTCGCCACCGTGCGAAACGACGATTAATTGATCGTCACCGCAAATGGCGCGCCCAATGCCTTCGTCGGTGGCGCGGGCAAACCACTCACCGAGCATGGCAGAATTGTCACCGCCAGCAAGATAAACATTACCTTCCTGGTTTTCAAGGGCCTTCTTGAGCTGATCAGTTGCAGCATAAAAATAAGGACCGAAGATGACATTGAATTCGGCGGACGCCCCAGTGATGACGCGCGGATCAAACTCACCCTTCTCGAATCGTATGATCTTCTCGACCTTAACAAACACCTCCCGGAGATTAATCTCAAAATCGGTCGGTGTCGCATTGGCCAAGCGAGCGCGCGCAGCGTCATGTTGGGCGCGGCGCGCTAAGGGAAAGCGTGCATTCCAGGCGTCATAATTGGGACGCGGCGCATCATAATCAGGGGCTATGCCTGCAAGATATTGATGCGCATAGTGCCAGAAGAGTTTCTCATCCGGCACGGGCATGGCAGCAAGTTGGCGATTGCGCGCGGCAACAATCAAATTCTGTTGGCACGGCAATGACACCGAAGGCAAGTAGCCTGCGAACACGACGCCGACCGCCCAGAGTGAGTCACGAGGATACTCATCATCCGGATTGCGGTCGGGATCGCGTATTTTAATTTCGCAGTCCTCGCCAAGCGGTTTCAACACAGACTTGCTGACATAACCAGGTAAGGCGTATTTTAACGGCAAAGAACCCTCAAAGTCTTGCTCGGCAAACCGATCGTTGTTGTACGATGCGCGGAGCGCGTCGCCAACAGGCGCAGCATAAGCCATGCCAGGAATACGGTTGGCAGCCAAGAAAAACATAAGAGCACGCGGCAACAAATCCAAGCCACCCATTGCAAACACGATCGAGCAGGACGTGACGGCCAACGTGGGATGGTAATAATCGGCATTAAGCGCGAGTTTTCCAAACACGGGCACGTCGACATCTTGTCGAAAATTGGACTTGGTCATGCCAAAGCCCATATGTGTGTCGCAGTGGTGGTATGGCCAGGGGATGATGGCGACGAGGCACGTCAGCAACAAGGCGAACAGCGTGAAGCACTTGCGGTGATATGAAGTGGCGCGCTTAGTGCGCGCCAACAGCTCCACCGCGGCCGCGCGACGCGAGACATCAAAGAATACCCACGCGAACGGCACACGTGCCAACCAGCTGGTGGCGGACGATAAGTCCCACGCCTCTTGGGAGCGATACTGCGCGTGCACCTCAAGATCGAGGAGCAGCGCAGCAAGGCGCCCGCACTCTGAGGTGGCGTCGAGGCGACTGAGATTCTTCTCAACCGACCGGCGCAAATCCTCGGAGATGGCGCGTCCGACGATGAGCCCGCGCGCCGTGCGCACCGAGCTACCATTCGTCGAAAACCAACCTTGGTCATCTTCCAATATGATCAATTCGTCCGAATACCGGGCCATGCGGTAACGCTTCCCGCAATGGCTGGATTGGACGTAGGCAGGGGCCGTGCCGCGTCCAACATACGTCATGATGTTGGGCACGGCAGTGGCCTCAAGCTCGCCGGTGCCGATGGCAGTGCGCGTAAAGCGCACGATGGCGAGGTCACCAATGCGACGCTCAATTTCGGGCTTAACACCGTAAATCGGGCGCTGCATGATGAGCCAAGCATTGTCACCTTCGACACTGGTGGCACGGCCTTCGACATCGATCATATACTGGCCAATATGCCCATTGGCGGCTAAGCCGGGCATTTCAAGAGGTTTGTGGTGCGCGTACGCCTCATCTTCTTCGATGGGGTACGGGCGCCAAACCGCGGTTTGCCCACCACGCGTACCATCACTGGTATGCAGGTGGTAAAGACCCTTGCACTGGCGCACACCTGGGTATTCCAGATAGCGCGCAATGACCTCAGGCTCGACTTGCGTGTCAACCCAAAAGACCGTGTCATACTGACCGCTTTCAAGGCGTTTCAGATGTTCACAATCGGGCGGACACACATCATCGTCATCGTCAGCACTGACCACTCCACGATGGACGTCCCGGGTGAAGGCGTCACGTGGGCGGTCGGCACGACGGATGCGACCTTGTATCTCGAGCTTTTTGCCTCGCGACTCGGCTAAAACGCGAGTACCTAACGTGCGCATAGAGCGCGCGAAGGCGTGCGGGCTTTGGTCTTTGCCATTGGTCACGGAATAACCGTGCTCTTTGGCAATGGCCGAAAACTCCTCGAGCTCATGCGCAGTGAGTGTGACGTCAAGCGCAAGAAGCGGGAGAGGAATGCGACCGGGTGCAGCGCCCGGGTGTTCAAAACGACATTTCGAACCCCGAGGGCAGGTCTTGTTCTTTGCGAACGAGCGGCAGACCATGCTGCCTTCCGTGGCTGTGGGAGCGGGGGCATCCTTGGCGCCCGCCCCAGAAGAGGCAGCTTTGGCACTCTTCTTGTCAACAACCATGGCGTTCACTTACCTTAGATCTATG